ACCAGCTGGAGAGGTAGCTGCCCACTGAAAATTGTCAATCTCATAAAGACGCTCCAAAAATCCGGGAATTGTGTGAGTTTTGTTTTCTTTTGTTGAAGCCATGACCATGCTTTGTGGAGTTTGCGTGTTTTGAAGGGGCGCTTGCATTTCTTCAACCGCGCCCTCATCCTGAAAGCCAATAATTTCAACCTGTTCCGTGGCCTGTCCGTATATATCATTTAAATCTGAAGAATGTTTTGAATTAATTGAGTTTTGAGCAAGTGAGTTTCTTTGTGCGTAAGACCACTTAATCTATACACACGCACCTTGTTTCCCTGGGTATTGTGGGGCTGCCACGTGCCACCCTGGGACGTAAAACTGAATAGTTAGGCACATTATATGAATAGCATGTAATTTCTTTTAGAGCAAGGAATTTATATAGAAATTAAAGATCACATCCATACTTTAGAAGTGGTAACAAAAAGTTATTAAATCATCAGACACACCACTAACGTGCCTGACGTTTATACGCCGATAATAACAAAAGAGAGCCAATTTTCGCTTAAGAATATCCACATCAAATTCATTAACATAAAGCGTTTTTGAGGGTTTGTCCACGAGAATGTAATTGCGTGGCATTTGTTTGTCCGTCTTCACAAGAGAATAATCATTCTGGATTTCCAGAAAAAGTGGTTCATCACACACATTGGCTATGTATTCATTTTGGGTTAAAAATCGATAAAAAATGTTGTGTTTTTGACATTCTGTTGTAAGAATTCTCTTGTATTTGTCGAAAACCTCTTTGTCGTGTAATGAAAGTTCACGCATTGTCACATCCAAATTAGCAAGTGTTATTGCATCGCTAGAAAGTCCTTTCTTTGTCCACTGAACTATCTCTAATACAGTGTCCAAATCGAGTGGCGCAACATAGCGATTGAGAGCTGGATTCCATTTGAAATGCCGTTTCAAATAAGCAACCTCTGAAATATCACGCACAGGCACGATAATGCCAGTTTTGGCTTCATCAGTATATTCATGTCCAATGACGAGTAGCGCCGATGTTATTGAGACTTGATTGAACCAATCCAGAATGCGCTCAGCTATACCAATTAGATTGTCATCTCCATATGAAACCATAGAGACAAATAGATTGAACCACTTCATTGAACGGTAATCCTCACCAGTCTGTTCAAAATGTTGCTGTGCGCAGATAATATAGGCTATGCGTACGATTACAGAATTGTAGATTGAATTTAGAATTGCAGTGATTGGACATCCTGATGGTTGTGAATGTGTGGCTTGGTAAATAACATCACGATTGATATGAATAGCATGAACAATGTGCATCCACAATGTGCGCCGAATCTGTGCGTTTTCTGGTCCGTCATCGTACCACTCGTTGATAGCATCTAAAATGGCCCACAATATTTGGGATGAAAGTGAACCATCGAAGTTAGTAAAATCTCCAGCAACAACTTTTATGCCTAATTTGGTAGTGGCTCGAGATGCTAATTTTCGTACAATGTCACTCCAATCGGGGGAGTACACATTTGTTCCAACAGAAACTTCGTTGGCATTGCGATTATACATCATCCA